GGTTTGGGGGGCTTGGGGGGGGAACCCCCCACCCTTGGTGTCCCTTATGTTTATCGGGGCGGCTTGGGGGGAATTCTTCAAACAGAGGGGGGGGGGGGGGGCGGCGGGGGCGGACCAAACGGCGCTGGCATTCCTGGATCGAACGGGACGGTAGGCAGTGGCGGCAACGGTGGCGCGGGCGACAACGGCTCTGGTGGGGCTGGTGGGGCTGGTGGCACTACTTCACCAACTGCTGGTTCGCCCGGTGCTGAATGGACGTCGAGCCCGGGCGGAGTGAGCGCAGGCTCTGGAGGTGGCGGTGGCGGCGGTACGGTCGTCGGGGCCAACGGTGGTGCCTACGGCGGTGGCGGTGGCGGTTCGACAAGCGGATTGGCTGGTGTTGGCGCGAGCGGCATCATCATCATTACCTACACGCCGCGTCCGCTCGGCGATTTTTCATTGAATGGTCAAGCAGGCGGCGGCGAGATTTTACGCCAACCGCTCTTCTCGCGCGGCGGTATTGGGTTTCGGCTTCAATTCGGCGTCACGGCAAATTTGCTGCAGATGGGCTGGGAGGTTCAATCAGTTCAACCGCCTCATCCACGTCCTGAAAAGTCAGGCGCCAAGATGGTGGGGGAGGACGGCATTGAAAGACCGTTCACTTTTTGGAAAAATACCGGCTGGGAAGTAGCGCCGCACCAGCCGCAACACCCGACGCCAGAAAAGCGCGCCGGTGATATCATGCGCGGGGATGACGGAACGGAAGCTACATTCATCCGCTTCCGCCAGTTCGGTTTTGAAGTTCAACCCGTACAGCCGCCGCACCCGCGACCAGAACGCGCTAGCAGTTTCATGCGCGGCGATGACGGGAATTACGCCGTATTCCAATATGTCTCGCCGCTTGAACCGGGTTGGGAAAATCAATCCTGGCAACCCCCGCACTGGCCTAGGCCAGAATACGCTCGGCACATTGCCTTCAGGATGCAGTTTGGCGTGTTTCCTAGCCTTCCGCCTTTGTGGGAGGCAACTCCGCCTGACTTGTTTTACCGCAAACGATACGCGATGCCAGAATTCGGGGATTACGGCTTCGAGACGCCGCAACCGCCGCCGATCTGGGGATGGGAGCCGATACCGCCGGTCCCTACCGCTAGGCGCTACGGCAGCGGCGCGCTGGCGCAGGCGACAACGCTAATCGAGGTCTTGCCGATCCCGATCGAGGTCGGCGCATGGGCGTTCGACGCAACGGAGTGGATACGCTACCGGCGCCCGGAACCGGCATTTGAGAGCGAGCCCGCCTTCTGGCCGCTCCCGACCCGCGTTCCTTGGGGCTACGATGAGCCTACAGCGGTCTTCCCGCGCCGGGCCGCTAGGCTGGCCACTGTCGAGGAAACCTTCGTACCGTTCACCCTGCCGCCGATCGGGGGCTATCAGCAGCCTGACTTCGTTGGGCGCTTGCGGCGAACCCTCCCGGCCGACGCGCGGGAACTCATCGTTTCGCCCTCGCGGCCGGTATGGGGCTTTGAGGTCGCGCCGCTTGCCCCGCGCGCCCGCCGCGTCCGCACCGCGCTTGATCGCGGCTATGAGCTTGTATCGTCCTTCCCACCGGTCTGGACCTCCGGTTGGGAAGTGCAGCCGTGGCAACCGCCGCACTTCGGTCATGCGCGCGCCGGCGGCTTCATGCGCGGCGATGACGGCGCGTATGCCGGGCTCATCATCCCGCATTTCGACGGTTGGGACCCGGCCTTGTTCTGGCCGCCACATCCCCGGCCGGAGCGTGCTGGCGGATGGATGACGGGCGACCTATCCGGCGCTTGGGGGCCGTTCTTCTACCTGGTGCCGTCCGGTGCAATCGCGAGCGACTTCGCCTATTGGCTCGCGGCTCCCTTCGATATCGGGCAGGCTCCGTAGCCCCCTACTCTATCCAAGGCGGCAACATATTCGCCATTTCTTGCTTGGCGCGCTCAGTCACGACAAACGGCTCCGGATTGACGATAGGAGCGATAGGAGGATTTTTCCCCCACTTTCTGTTCCGATGAATGCGCCTATGGCACACATTGCAAAGCGCGATAACGTCCAGATCCAATTCACAACCGAGGCGTTCGTAGGTGCGATGGTGGACGTGTAAGGGTCGGTATGTTCGGTGGCATTTCTGGCACATTCCACGTTCGCGAATGATACGCCTTCGAAAGGCCTGCCAGTGCTCAGTGGCGAGGTAAGCCGAGTAGCGCCGGAAACCTAGCGCCCTCAATCGGGCTTGCAGATCGCCCTTTGGCTGATTCCGAACTTCGGCTCTAAGGGCCGTATATTTGAGCTTCCTTACTTGCATCTATCCCTCCTTTCTTCTGTTTTCTCATAGTCTTACTTCCTCTCTTCTTTGACCCTGTTCTTGAGTTCAGAGCGGGTTTCGAGGCCGCACCCCCCTACCCCCCACGGAATTTTACCGTGCAGGGTAGAGAGGGACGACCCGACGAGCCCCTGTTCTTTGAGACGAGAGCTGGGAACGTCGGCCGCGCCCGGATGTGCGCACTACCGCACCCGAGCTAAGGGGCAAGCCCCCGCACCCTGCGGCTACAGTGGCGGCTTTCTCTGTGGGAAGGGTTGACCGGATTTACTAGAGCAAGTATTTAATTCCGGTCTCAGGTCGCAATCTGCCGCCAAAGCCAATTGCGATCCGCCCGGCCGGGGAAACCTTCCCGAGCCGGGCATTTCTTTTCTATCCCTTCGGGGGTACGGTGGCAAGATGGCCAACCGCTACCAGGTCGACACACTGATCCAGCTAAACGTGACGTTCTACAACGTGCAGGCCAACCTGCCCGCAGACCCGCAAAGCGTGGCGCTTTTCATCGAAGATCCAAGCGGCAACGTGACGATGGCGAGCACCGCGCAGATCGTGCGCACCGGAGTCGGTACGTACTATTACGATTTCGTGCCGTCCGGTCCGGGCGAGTGGACCTACAAGTGGCAGGGCAGCGGCACGCAAGGCGTGGTCGCCACGGCGCCGGACACGCGGTTTTTCGTCGAAGGATCGGCGCTGGTGGCCTGACATGGTCGACGCTTCCGAACTGTTAGACGCCAAGACCCCGATGGCGAGCGATCTGGCCGAAGGGCTGAAGACGCTCGCGCTCAACCAAAAGATCAAATTCCGCCTCTACGCCCGGGTCGTGCTGCCAATTGACGGCTATGTATTTTGGGTGCGCGCGGACCTCTTGGCGCGGCAATCCTTCCAGACTTCCGGGCTCGTGACGGCCCGCCAATTGTCGAAGGACGAAATGAAGCCACTGGCGATCGAGGCCACGGGATCGCTCCACTACACCGCTGACACCCGACAGGAGGAGGCGGAAACCTACGCGGCTAACCGCGTGGTGTTCACCAGCCTGAAGGAAGTTCAAGACCTGAATGCCGTGGCGCCGGGGCTCATGTGGATAGGCGAATTCGACGGGCTGCGCTTCGGATTTTCAAGTCTCTCCTCGCGCTACCGGCAGGCTGGGCTCTGGCATTATACCGGTTTTGCGATCTATCCGGACATGGCGACGCAGATAATCGACGACGCCAACCTGTTTTCCTCCTCGCAGGTCGTGTCGAACAGCCTGCCGGCATGGCTGGCGATGGCAAACTACGCGCCGATCTATGCGTTTTGGGGCACGCTGCCGCCGCTGTTCCCATCCTTCCTAGTGCCGGACAATGAGCCGCCGCCCTACGCCGCGGTGCATATCGTGCCGGAATCAACCCACGGCCTCGCCTCGGCACCGACGATCGATCCGTCGACCCAGACGCACACGCAGCTTTGCGCGGAGAGCGTGCGGATCACGCTATGGGGCACGCGCAATACGAACGCGCTGGATTTCATCGACGCCATGTATCAATACAGCAGCGACACTTCCGCCTTCGGGATTATGAATATCCCCGTGGTGCGCGACGATAAGCGCACGCAATCCGAGTTGGGAATTATCGCGATGAAAAAAATAATCGACGTGGAAATCAGCTACCTTCAACAGCGCATGCGCACCATTGGTAAGCAGGTGATCAAGCGCGCCATGGCAAACCTGTACGTGAACCAGGTGCCGGTCAACTCTCCCTAGTCTCTTGCGCGGTTATGCTGTAGAAGCGTTTTATAGCCGAATTCTGAAGGCCTCCGGGTGGAGGTCGTCACCGCAGGAGCCCTCTCGATGCCCCAAGGTCCTCTCCCCGTCCGTGTCGCCAATAGCGCCGCGACAGGAAATTCATGGTTCGTCAACGAAACGACCGGAAAAGACACCAACGCGGGCAATGCTCAGCTCCCCTTTGCTTCGCTCGCAGCGGCAGAGAACGCGGCCGTCGCAAATAACAATGACGTGGTTTATTTGGCCGGCAGTTGTCATCTTTCCGCGCCGCTGAACTGGACCAAGAACGGCGTCTCCCTGGTCGGCTTGGCGGCACCGTCCGATAATGACCGGGCACGAATCTCCGTCAACGGCAGCCTGACGCAAGCGCAGGTGACGGCGCTGGCACCCTTGGTGAACGTGACCGCGCAGGGCTGCTCATTCGTGAACCTGGGCACGTTCTACGGCTTCAACGGTGTTCTGACGCCGCCGACCGCGCCGGTCTGCTGGGCCGAAGCCGGAGGCCGGAACTTCTACTCGAACGTCCAATTCCTCGGCGGCGGCGATGCGCTGATGGGCGCGCTCGCGGCCATGCGCTCCATTACGGTGGGCGGCTCAGGTGAGAACCTTTTCGCCGGATGCACGTTCGGCCTCGATACCGTCGAGCGCATTACGAACGCGAACGCCACCATGGAGATCATCGGCGGCTCGCCGCGCAACGTGATCCGTTCCGGCATCTTTCAGGCGTACAACGGTCTCGCGGGCAACCTCCACATCCTCGTGCAATCAGGCGGAATGGACCGCTATCTTCTGCTTGATGACGTCTCGTTTCTCAATCTCGGTACCGCGATGACGGTGGCAATCACCAATGCCGGCGGCTCGCCCGGCGGAAACATCGTGCTCACCCCGAATTGCATTTCAGTCGGCGCGACCTCTATCGCGTCGACGGGGAACGTCTTCGTCGGCCAGATCAGTGCCGCCGGCGGCGCAACGTCCGGGCTTGGCGTTCTCGCCACCTGATAAGGGAGAACCGTAATGCCGCAGGGCAACGCACCGGTCGCGACCGTCCGTCCGGTCAATCCTTCGGGTCTGCAAGAGCAGATCAATCTCGGAGCCAACGGCATGGTGGCGGTTGGAAATCCGGGCGGCCCGATCGTCTTCGCGAACTTCGGTGCGTTCATCGTTCCCGCGCTCTACGGCGGGACGCCCCGGTCGGTAGTAGGCGCACGCTGAGAGGAACGCGATGAGCAATCCGGTCGTAACGATCAACGTAAGCGAGCAGGTCGCGCCGGCGCCGGCAACGCTACAAAAGACCGGTGCGCTCGTCTCTCAGGGCGGCACGTCGACCACGCCCGGGACCAAATCGCTGCTGACACAGCCGTCAGACCTGACGCCGCTGCTGACGCCCGCGAAGGCCATTGCGTCAATCTCGCAAGTGGGCAGCACGGTTTCCGTCACGACCGTAGAGCCGGACGGCTTTGCGACCGGCGACACGGTGAACCTGACGATCGCTGGCATGGTGCCCGCCGGCTACAACGGCGGGTTCACGTGCTCCATCACCGGGCCGTCGTCCTTTACCTATCAGCTTTCGACCAGCCCCGGCGCGGCGACGGTGCTGGGGACCTACGTGCCGAGTGAGGTCAACAGCCTCATCCAGCGCGTCACGACGTTCTTTGCACAGGGCACGGCGCAGTCGGCCTATGTGCTCGAGCTGGGCGCCGGCAATGCAAACGATGGCGTGGCGTTCCTGACGTCTTGGATCGCTGCCAACCCGAACGTCTTCTACAGCTATCTTGTCCCACGATTCTGGGACGGCAACGCGGCTTTTCTCTCGCTGCTCGCCAGCTTTGAGTCCACGGGTGCCAAGACCTACTTCTTCGTCACCACGACGCTCGTCACCTACCAACTTTACGCCGGCATGAAATGCGTGATTTGGCTGATCGAGGCACCGGCTTACGGCGTCTGGCCGGCCAATGCGCTCACCGGCCTGTCATGGAATTCAGGTGTTGCCAGCGCCACCACGACGACGAATCACGGTGTTCTGCCCGGGCAATGGTTCCAACTCTCCGGGAGCTCTCCGGCCGGCTACAACGGATGGGCGCTGGCGCAGCAGGGCACGACCGGTGAAACGCTGGTGTGGAACCTGGCGACCAACCCGGGCGCGGAAAGCGTCCTGGGCACGCTGCTGCAGAGCCAGAATGCGTCGGCCGGCATTGGTGCTACCGAATTCAGCCTCGCCGCTATCTTCCGGGTGACACTGAATTACGCGCCGTCATCGACCAACAAGGTCACGCCGCTCAATTACGGCTTTGTGTACGGCGTCACGCCTTTCCCGGTGCCGGGCAACAATTCGCTCATCACGACGTTGCTCAATGCCAACGGCAACCTGATCGGTACGGGCGCGGCCGGCAATATCTCCGGTACGCTGGTGCTGGGCGGCAAGACCGCGGACGGCAACCCGTTCAAGTACTGGTATTCCGTCGATTGGACGCAGATAAATCTCGGGGTGAACCTCACCGCCGCCCTGATCGACGGCGCCAACAATCCTCAAAATCCGGTGGACTACGACCAGCCCGGCATCAACACGCTGACGCAGACCGCCGTGTCCACCATGGGCACCGGCATATCGAACGGCCTGGTGCTGAACCCGATCAAACAAACGGCGCTCGATGCGGCCGATTTGGCGACCGCGTTGGACCTCGATACCTACGGCGGCAACACGCTGGTCAACGCCGATCCGTTCGGCAGCTACGTCGCGGAAAATCCGAACGATTATGAGTCGGGCACCTATAACGGGCTCTCGGTGGACTACACGCCGTTGCGTGGGTTCGAGAGCATCACGGTCAACGTGATCGTCAGCAGCTTCGCGGGCTAACCTGAAAACCGGTATAAGGGAACGATGGATAAAATCTTCTACGTGTACGTTTTCTTCCGTCCTTGGGACGGCTCGCCTTGCTATGTCGGGAAGGGCAAAGGCAACCGCTGGAAAGAGTTGAACCAACACGATCGAACAAACCGTCATCTTCTTCGCATTATCGCGAAAGCTAAGCATCTTGGATTGGAATTGCCAGTCATCAAAGTCCGTGAAAATCTAACGGAGTCCGATGCTTTTGCCACTGAACGTGCGTTTGTCGCAGCAATTGGGCGTGGCAAATACGGTCCTTTGGTAAATCTTACGGACGGCGGCGAAGGTTCAACTGGGATTAGACATTCCAAAAAATCGAAGGCGATGATCTCGGCGAAAGCGCTTCAGATGTGGAGCAACGCCGAAATTCGACAGCGGATTATCGACGCCAGAACCAAGGCGATGGCGACACCGGAATATCGAACGAAACGGAGCGCGATCTCAAAAGAGTTTGCCTCCGATCCGGTACGGCGCAAGAAGCAAAGCAATGTTATGACGGAGCGATTTTCAGATCCAGAAAATCGTCAAATAGCATCCGTCACCACGAGGTTGGCGATGGAGCGACCGGAGGTCAAAGCAAATACCATTGCCGCACAACGGGACCGATGGGCAGACCCTGCAGAACGGAAAAAACAATCGGAGCGGTTGACCGGCAGGACTCTCTCTCTGGAGCACTGTGCCGCTATCGGTGCCGGCCATCTTGGGAAAAAACGATCATTAGAGGCTTGCGCGAATATGAGTATTGCGCAAGCTATGCGAGCGCCTCCTTCGGCAGTAACACGCGCTAGAATGAGCGCATCGGCCAAAGCGAGATGGTCGCAACCGCCGAAAGGAACCTAACGATGGCTGGGAATCCGTTAATTTCACAGGGCGTTTTGAATCGCGTCCTAGGCTCTGTAACGTGGAGCAACTTTCCCGGATTGAACGTCACGGCGCCGTACCTCGATAAGGAAGGCATCAACCTGCGCAAGGAGGGCGAGGCCACGACGCAGCACGGCACGATGACGGGCATCGTGCAATCGCCGGAGCCCTACATGCCGGTGAGCGTCGTGATCGCGCTGCTGAAAACGCAGTTCTTATCTGAGTCCTACAAATCGCAGATGGAGCTCAGCACGATCCTCGGACCCGGAACGGTCTATCCAGACGTCTCCACTGGACTGACGCCCTATCAGCTTTACAACATGGCGATCATGGGTGTTGGCGAACTTTTGTTCAACGGCACGACCCCGATTTGGGGCGTGACCGTGCGCGGCTATTGGGTAATAAATTCGTCACTTTTTTCAGGCTAGGCGCGCGATTTAAACAGGGAGCGTTATAAATGCGCATCGACAAGCGCCTTCATTTGATCGTGCCTGTGTATGCCGACGAAGAGGGCGGCGACGTCGTCGCCTATGTCCACTCGACGCCAATCGCGGAGGAAGTGGTCGACCGCTATTTCATGGTGCTTGGTCAGACCTATTCCACGATCTTCTCACAAGGACTTGGGCTTGCCGGCGGCCCGCCGCACGCGATGCGGGTTCTCCGGCATGTCGCGACGGAACGCGGTATCTGGTTTGACGATCCGAAGACGCAGGCGATCGGCGTCGAACGCGGGCTGGTCGAGGAGATGCGGCGCCTTACGATGGTTTCCGCCCTGGGCAAGGACGGAAAATGGGAAGGGATTCCGCTTGCAGTCGCCGTCGACCGCGGCGTGCTGTCTGCGGAAGACAAGACGGAGGTGGAGAACGCGATTGCTTTTTTTATTGTCGCCTCTGCGACGCTGGGAAGGGCTCAGCGTCCGGGGATGCTGCGGGCCGCTGCCGGTCTTTGGGGAGCACAAATTTCGTCGTCCAACTTTACGGAGTGGATGAGTTCCTTGAAGACATCGACCGCGACCGCCAATTCTGGCGAGAAGTCCCCTGCCATTGCGAACGCCAAGCCCGCACCTGCGACTGCCCCGCGGGAAGGGATACCGCAGTAACCGCCTGCCTAGCGTGGGCTGCGGGTTCTGGGTTCCACGACTTTATCGCCGGCGTGCTAGACTACGACTACGCCACGGCGCACGAGTTCCGGCAACGACTCCTCGTCTGGGCGCTCTTCGGGCGGAGGACGTAAGCCGTGGCCGTGAAATCGATAATCGACATCGGACTTGACGACACGGCCTTCCGCGCTTTCAAGCTGCAATGGGACAAGTACGAGAAGGCGCTCAAGTCGACGCCTGCCGCGTGGGCGCTTGTCAACAAGAGCATCGACGGGAGCCGGGCGTCGTTCGATAAGCTGGTCGGGCAAATGGCGGCGGCAAACGTCCAGTCCCAGCTTCGCGTGAAGGCGCAGGAGCGGGCGGATCAGCTCACGCGATCCTCTGCGGAACGCTGGCAGTCGATGGCACGCAGCACGAAGGACTTCGCGCGCAACATTGGCGAGGCGACGGTATCGCTGCTGAAGTGGGGCAGCATTACCGGCGTCATCTCCGGGCTTATCGGCGGTGGCGGACTGTTCGGCATTGATCGGCTGGCCTTGGGCGTATCCTCAAGCAGGCGTTCAGCGCTTGGCCTAGGAACTACGATTGGGGGAGAGGCCGCTTTCGGCAACGCCGGCCGTCTGGTCGACCCGGATCAATTCCTGTCTAGTGTGGCAGGTGCCAAGTTCGACGTCACGCGCCGGGTGGGGCTCTTGTCTGCCGGTTTAACGCCGGGGCAGATTGCGGGCGATACCACGGAAACCGCCGTAGCGCTGCTGCGTAGCCTTAAGAAAATTGCCGACACCACAGATCCGGCGCTGTTCGCGCAAATCCTCCAGGCGCGGCGGTTGGATCAGTTTGCACAGCCCACTGATCTTGAACGACTGCGCCGCACGTCCCCGGAGGAATTCGAGCGCGTATTAGGGCAGGTGCGAACGCGGCGCCCCGGCTTTGAACTTCCGCCCGGCGTGGCGGAGCGGTGGCAGGATTTCACCACGCAGATGAGCAACGCTGGACGCGCCATCGAAACCGTATTCATCAAGGGACTGGTATCGCTGGCACCAGGCTTGGGGCACCTTTCGGAGGGTGTCGTAAAGTTCGCCACGATCCTGTTTGAGAAGGGCGGCCCGTTAGAGCGATGGATCGATGAATTCGGTGGCGCGCTGGAACGGTTTTCAAAATATATCGGCACGCCAGAGTTTGATGCAAACGTAAGGAAGCTTGTCGAGGGCATAGGGCACATTGCGGAAGCGATTGCTAAATGGTTCCCGTCTGTAAATACGGCCGTGCAAGTAGGTAACGCCGTCGTTGGCACTGCGGAGGGCTTCTACGGTGCCGCTCGCGTAGGTAAGGCCATCGTCGGCGGCACATTTAGCGGAGCCGCAAACAGTTTGAACGCCTACAACGATTTCATGACGCGTCATTTCGGAGGCCAGATCACGGAAGACCAGCTTCTCGGCATGGTTCGCCAGCGCGAGAATAGTGGAGACAATGCCATCAGCCCTAGAGGAGCAGTCGGCCGTTACCAGATCACGAAAGATACCGCAAAAACTTACGGACTAGATTACGCTCGGTTGTTGGCTGATCCAGCCTACAATGAACAGGGATCAAGGAAAATCCTAGAAGATTTGATGCGGCGATATCACGGCAACGTCTCGCAAATCCTCGGTGCCTACAATGCCGGGCCGGGCGCAGAGGACAAATATATTCGAACGGGAAAGCTTCCCTCTGAAACCCGGAAATATATCCAAGGCTCCGAGGGTCTAACGGTGCGGATCGAGAACAACACCGGCGGCAATGCGGCCGTCTCCGTCAACGCGCTGAAGAACTAACATGAGCATCTCCCCCGGTCTGGCCGCATTCAAAATTTCATTCCAGTTATCGCCAGTCGTATTTTGCAACGGCATCGCAGCAGGTATGCCCGGCGGCGTGCTACCAATTATCGTCATCACGCAGGCGCTTAGCTTTGTGGAAGGGCTTTTGAGCGGTGCCGAGGATCTCGACCTCGATGATTTCTTTGCCAATTTCCATCCGCTGCCGGGATCGAAACTCGCTTCAAATCAGTTCGGCCAGTTCCCATTTGCCAATCAGGCGGTCGCGGCCAACGCGCGGATAGCGCAGCCGTTCACTATCTCCATGCGGATGATTTGCCCGGCCCGGGATGAGGCCGGCTATGCGCTCAAGCTGGCGACCATGACGGCGCTTCAGGCGGCGCTCGCGCAGCACGATTCGCTCGGGGGCACGTACACGATTGCGACGCCATCATATTTCTACACGAATTGCGTCCTGCTCGAGATGACCGACACTTCCGCCGGCGATAGCCAGCAAGCGCAAAACACCTATCAGCTAGACTTCTGGCAACCGCTGCTCACGCTCACCAGCGCGCAGCAGGCGCAGAACAATCTCATGAGCCAGATCACCAATGGGACAGCGATCAATGGCACGCCCGCATGGTCGGGCCTGTCGCCTACGGTAAACGCCCCGGTCAGCATTGGCGCCGTGGGAACCATACCGGCCGCCGGCGGCACTGCCGGCGTACAGACGGCGACGCCATGACGACATATTTCGACTTCACGCCATCCAGCGTCGCACCGTTTTCATTTAGTCCGGTTTTGGACGGTCAAACCTACAATGCGACGACCCCTTGGAGCTTATTCGGAGCCCGCTACTATCTAAGCCTGGTGGCCACGGATGGCACGCAAGTCTGGTATGGTGCCATTACCCCCTCCGCCACCGGGACCGCGCTCCTAGGGCTCTCCTGGGCGAATGGCATAGTGTCTGCGGTGACTACCGTCCCGCACGGCTACAAGACCGCGTCGACCGTAGAACTGACGCTGACCGGCTCGACGCCCGACGCCTACAACGGGCTCTTCGCGTGCCTCGTCACCGGGCCGTCCTCATTTTCGTATCTGCTCCCGTCGAATCCAGGTGCGGCGACGGTGTTTGGGTCGGCGTCATTCAACGTGAATCTTATCGGCGGCGTGCCGAATGAGAGCGGGGCTTACTTCACGTCCACGTTGGTCTTCCGCGTGCCCAGTTCTCAATTCGAAGTCAGTCCTTAGATGCGCTACTACTCGATTCGAATCAGCGATCCAAGCACGGGCCAAACCCTTTATCCGCCCGGCTTTAGCGCGCAGCTTTTGGGCGATCAAACCTACGGAAGTTTCGTCAACGGCCAGACGTTGCCCGGCGCTTGGAATGTCGAACTGGATATCCCGGTGATCGATGCTGCCACCAGCCAAGGCTTCGCTTCGGCGCGGGTGTGGGGAGTGAGTTTTCAGGAGATAGCGCAGGCCAACGATCTTACCGGCAAGAGGATTGATATTTATGGCGGGATGCAGAAGGGCCTTCCGCTTGCCAATCCGAAGCAGGCCGGACTTCTAGTAAGCGGCACGGTTTATCAGTGTTTCGGGAATCGCAAGGGCGTCGACCAAACGCTAGATTTCGTCATAAGCCCCGGCGCCCCGACTTCATCAAATCCAGGCGGCACCGGCACGCTCAAAAATCCTAAGAATTTCACGCTCAATTGGCAGGGAGGGCAACCGTTAGGCCCGGCGCTTAAGAGTGCACTGCAGACCGCCTTCCCCGGCTACACGGTCAACGTCAACGTAAGTCCTAATATCGTGCGGCCGGCCGGGGACACGCCGACCGGGTTCTACTCCACGTTCGAGCAACTGGCGCAAGACGCGCGCACTATGAGCACGTCCATCGTCAAGACCCCGGGCTATGCAGGCATCAGCCTCGTAGCCAACGGCACGACGATCAACGTCTCTGATGGAACGGTAGCGCCCACGGCCGGCACGATTCAAATCGAGTTCCAAGACCTGATCGGGCAACCTACATGGATCGAGTCGCCAAACATTCAGTTCAATACCGTCATGCGTGCAGATCTGGCGGTAGAGTCACAGATCATGCTTCCGCCCACGCTGATCACGAACACGCAGCAGGCGAATTCATTTATCGTCAATCAGAAGGCCACGTTCCAGGGCGGCTTTAGCATCATCAGCCTGCGGCACGTCGGCTCGTTTCGCCAGCCATCAGCCGATGCGTGGCTCACCGTATGTGAGGGAGCGCCGCTTAAGCCGCAATGAACCATGCCGAATGACGGCCTCAAAACAGCGCTCGCCCGCTCACTGGAGCTCTTCGCCAACCGCAAGGTGGGCGCGGCCATGCAGCTTATGGGGCAATCGCTCCCGGCGTCGGTAGTCTCGCGTACTGGCGGGATCGTCACAGTCAATTTCGAATTGACGAATGTGCCTTTTACGTTGCCGCAAATCACGGTGCCCATGATCGGTTCGGAATACGTCCGCCTGCCGATACAGCCCGGATGCATGGGATGGGTCATCCCGGCCGATGCCTACCTTGGCGGCATGTCAGGGCTTGGCGGTGGCACCGCGGACCTTACGAAGCGGCCCAACCTTTCGAATCTGGTCTGGTCGCCGATCGGCAATAAAAACTGGTCGGCCTCAGAGGATGACAATGCGCTGGTGCTGTATGGGCCGGACGGAACGATTATCCGAAGCCTGGACAGCACGGCAGTCCTGAAGGTCTTGAAGACGATCTGCTCTTGGACGCCGCCGTCAGGAATTCCGATCGAGCTCAATGGCAACGTGATCATAAATGGCAACGTGCAGCTAAGCGGAGCGATACAGAGCTTGGCGGGAGGCACTTATGCCGGGACGATTGCGACCGCAGGCGATATAATCGGTGGCTACGGCACGGCCGATCAGGTATCGGCGCTAAACCACACGCATCAATATTTGCAGCCCACCGGGGCGTCCACGCCAGAGCAGACCGCCAAGCCAACGGCAGGGACTTAGCAATGAGGATATTCGGTCGCATTTACGCGCTTAACCCGGACGGCACGCGACAGAACCCGCAACCGGCCGGATATCCAAAGTGGACGGTCGTGCAGACCGATCCTGTCACCGGCAGCAATTCCTGGGTTTATTTGACATGGCTATGTCAGGTCTTCCTGCTCAATCTGAACGAATCGCCGTTTTATTCGCAGTACGGCTTGCCGGCGCAGCAATCGGTCATTCAGCAGGTGCAGCCGGATTTCTACGTCTCGCGGATTCAGCAGCAATTTGCACAGTATTTCGCTAGTCTGATCATAGCCAAAGTGCCGGGTGCCGCGGTGCCTACCTACAATGTCAAGGTGGTTATGTTCGACGGCACGCCAGCGTCGGTCACTGTGCAGCCTCCGCAATGACGTGTAGCATCGAAGCTCCATTCAGGTAGGGACTATGACCGACATTCCCGTCACCGTCACGTCCGCCGGAGCGCAGCCGACGCCGCCCGCGACGCTGCTTGCGGATTTGCTGGCTATGGTTGCGGCTACCAACCCGGGCTACACGGCAAATTTGCCCGGAACACTTATAGAAGATACGGCAAGCACCAACGTAGGCGCACTGACGGTCTGCGACAGCGCCCGGGTGGAGACGATCAATTCCATCACGCCCTACGGGGCGAATGACTTCATGCTGGCGCAGCTTGGGCAGGTTTATCTTGGCCCAGGAGCGGCGCCGGCAGTGCCAACGAATACCAGCGTCTATGTCGCATTCAACGTCACCAACACAGTCGGTGCCACGCCGGCACCGGGCTATACGATTCCGATCGGTTTCACCGTTGGCGACGGTATTTATCAGTACATCGTGCAGGATGGCGGCGTCACCGACACGAACGGCAACGCCACTCTGTTCTGCGTATCGCCTACCGCCGGCATGTGGGCCGTGGCGCCAAACACGGTGACTACGGTTGCAACGTCCGTGCCGTCTGAATTCACGATGACGGCCACCAATCCCGAGGCCGGCGTTACCAGCCCGATTGCGGAGACTAATGCGCAATATCTCGCGCGCGTGCTTCAGGCCGGGCAGGCGGTGTCACAGGGCATGACGACCATGCTGCGCACGCTATTGGGGCTGGTGCCCGGCGTGCAGCAAAGGCTCATCTCCGTTCTTCAGCAAAGCGGCGGCGGATGGGAGGTCATCTGCGGCGGCGGCGACCCGTACCAAGTGGCCGGCGCGATCGTGGATGCGGTGTTCGACATCTCGACGCTGGTCGGCTCGACGCTGGCGGTGACGAACATCACGCAGGCGTCGCCCGGGCAGGTGACGACGAACCTGAATCACGGATACGCGAACGGGCAGATTGTGCAGCTTAACGGCGTCTTGGGGATGACGCAGATCAACGGCCTGAACCTGACGGTGACGGTGGTCGACGAGAAGAATTTCACGGTCGGGATCAGCACGAATGGATATTCGCCCTATACCAGCGGCGGCGTGGTGACGCCCAATCTGCGCAACATCACGGTGAACATAACCGACTATCCGGACATCTATTCAGTTCCCTTCGTCAATCCGCCGCAGCAGACCGTCTCGATGACGATTTCGTGGAACACGTCGCTGCCGAACTTCGTGGCTGCGGCCTCCGTTTCGCAAGCGGTGGCGCCGGCGATGGCGGCTTACATAAACTCAATTGTGACGGGCCAGCCGATTAACCTATTCGTCGCGGAGCAGATATTCATCACGGCGGTTGCCGGGATTTTGCTGCCGTCACAGATATCCGTGATTGACTTTACCGTGGAAATAAATGGCGTCGTGACTGCTCCGCAGTCCGGTACGGGCCTAGTCTATGGTGACGTAGAATCGTACCTGCAGGCCACATCCGGCTCGATCAACGTAGTGCAGGCCTGACGGATGGCACCGCAATTTCCGCCGACGCCGCAGACTGGCACCTTCCCGCCGCCCGGGCCTACCACGCTAACCGCGCCAATTCCGTCATTCGTCTATAAGCAATTTGACGACGACGATGACATTCAGGCCTTCGCCGCCGCCTTCAATGCGCTGGCGCAAATTTACGTGACATGGTTCGCCACGATCGGCCTGTCGGTCTATACGGGCGCCGGCATAGTCGGGCCGTTGCTGGATTGGGTTGCGGCCGGCATTTACGGGATGCTGCGCCCGTCGCTTTCATCCGGGCAGTTTCGCTCCAAGGGGCCGTTCAACACGTTTGCCTTCAATACTTGGCCGCTCAATAAGCTCATGCTGATCGGGCCGTCGAACATCACGGTCACGACCGATGACGTTTTCAAGCGGATCATGACCTGGAATTTCTACAAGGGAGACGGCAACCGGTTCAACGTGCGCTGGCTCAAGCGCCGTATCATGCGGTTCCTGGAAGGCGAGAACGGCACGGCGCCGAACATCGACCAGACCTATGCGATAAGCGTGGGATTCGGTGCCAACGGCTTGGTCAGCATTAAAATCTCTGGCGGCAGCAGAGTGATAACCGGCGGCGCACTGTTCAACCGGTTTGCCTTCAATTCCAGAGCGGCCCTTTTCAACAGCTTGCAGACTAGGTTCATCGCCGGGCCGAATCCGCTCCCCTACCAGAGCGTCTTGAAGGAAGCTATACAGGCTGGCGTCCTACAGTTGCCGTTTCAATTTTCTTTCGACGTCTCGGCCTAGGAGGAAATGACGTGACGCTGTTCATCTTCTCGAACGACGCCCAATCCACGCTGGCGGGGCCTATCTCCGCGGCCGCCACGTCGCTCGCGGTGCAATCCGGGCAAGGCGCGGAATTCCCCAATCCGAGCTCCGGGCAGCAATTTTCCGCCACGCTCAATGACGCGGCCACCGGGCTACTGACGGAGGTCATTTATTGCACGGTGCGCAGCGGCGACAATTTCACGACCGTAGAGCGCGCGCAGGAGGGGACCAATGCGCTCTCGTGGCTGGCCGGCGACTTGATCGCCAATTTGCTTACGGCCGGCCAGATGGCGGCCATGGTACAGAGCGTGCAGCTCGCGCCTAACCGCACTGTCTCCACCAGCGGTGCCTTCAATACGACTACCGCTGACGCTAACGGCTCAATCGGCCTTTACCGCACCGGCGGGCTAGGCGTCTCTTCGACCATACTTCCGTCAAACGCCGTCGCCGGGCAGACCTACACCTACCAAGACCTCGTCGGAAACTTCAACGCCTACCCGCTCACGGTCAGCGCGCCGGCCGGAATGTCGATCGCCGGGCTGAGCGCCTTCGTCTGCAACGTCAACCGGCAGACAGCCATATTCACCTATTACGGCAGCAACATTTGGGGAGTTGAAGCATAATGCGCACCTTCAGAGGGTTCATCGCGTTCTGCATGGCCGGTCTTTTTGCTGGCTCCATCGCTGGGCTTTATATGTTCGCCCCGGCACCGCTGCATGCGCAACTTTCCGCGCAGCAAACCTTCGTGCCGGCCAGCCAAGTTGGCGGCAGCGCCAATGCGATCACGCTCAGCCTCGCGAATATCACGCAGCTTTCCGACATCCTCGGCGTCCCGATCCATATCATCCCGACGAATACGAACGCGGCGGGCGGCACGACGATCACGCCGGCTACCGGGCTAGGCGCAATCAATGTGTTGCGTTCTTCCGGCGGGACGCTTGTTCCGATCGCGGGCGGGGATATTACGGCCGGTGCCACGCCAGTCATCGCAGAGGTCATTTATGACGGGACGGAATTCGTACTGACCGACCCGGCGACAGGGACGGCGCTGGTAGGGAGCGAGGTGGATTTTACGGCTGGAAGCGCAGCGCCCGCAGGCCATCTGATCGAGGACGGCCGGTGCATCTCGCAGACCACCTACCTCTCGCTTTGGAATTACTACGGCAACAGCGATATTTACTCTCCAGGTTCGACGGGCGGTGTCTGCTCTGCCGGACAGTTTCATATCAAGTTCGCCAACGGCAGGGCTTCTGTCGCCTACGACACGCAGGGCACGGCGACGGCGAATATTCTCACCAACGCGGGGTCCGGGTGTGCCGCGACTGCTGTCGCAGTTGATTGCGGCAATCAGGCTGTAATAATTGCTCAAACAGGACTTCCGAACAGCACCATTCCTATCCCAGCCGGGCAAGGGGCTCATACGCACACTTTTAACTCTATTCAGCCGGGAGGCGGCAGCACGCTCGCTGCTTCAGGTGCCCCGGTTTCTGACCAGGGTGCTACGACTGCCAGTGCGACGCTGCCCGCTATGGTGACATCTTCGATTAACGGCGGCGTAACTCAAACGACAACGCCAGTCATTCAGCCACTCTCCACGGTCATGAAAGCCGTTAAATACTAGGATGAGAAAACCGCGAACGGTAACGGTTCCCGTCCAAGAACTGGAACGCAACATGAAACATATCGCCGGTTCGATTGACGCGCTGATGGCTATGTCCGCGCGCCTTCAAACCACCTGCGTTTTGTTGGGAGAAGTATACATCAAGCTCAAGCAATGCGCGGAGCAGGAACAGGACGAAACCACGTAAGGCAAAACGGTCATGACGCAGCACCCTTTCACGATCCTGGCGCCAGAATATGCTCACCTCTTGTCAGTCGCCAAGGTTACGCGACCAGAGCCGGTCGTGCGCGGCGTTGACGAGATCATGAAGGTCATCGCCAGCTACGAGGCGACTGCCGCCGAGACGAAAATCCCGGCCGCGTGGATTGGGCCGACCGATTGCCGCGAGAGCGATTGCAATCCGCGGTGCGGGATCGGGCAGGGCGATCCCTATGACAAGGTTTCCGTCCACGTCCCACGCGGAGAGGGACCGTTTGCATCAAAGGCAGACGCTGACCGCTTCTATCTGCACTACGATAAGATCGATGTGCTCCGTGGCACGACTGCCTGGACCCTCCCGTACATGTGCTGGTCGTGGGAATCTTGGAACGGGTTTGGCCCGCGCGGACATGGTCGCATCTCCGGCTATCTGTTCTCATGCACGGACGTTTACGACACGCCCCGCTATGGCGGTTACGGCCTGGGAGGCAAGTATGTCGCCGATGGGGAGTGGAGCGGCGATACGGTGGACACCCAGCCCGGCACCGTGCCGATGTACCTCGAACTTGTCCGCCGTCGCCCCGATCTCGCCGTGACCGGGCTCCCGCTGGTGGCTGTCATCGCCCCGCCGATCGTCCCCGCCGCACCGGCGGCCGTCATCACGCCGTTACCGCCGCCCACGGGCCTGCATGATGCCAAGGCGCTTCAGACCGCCCTCAATGCGCTGGGCGCCGAGCCGCCCCTCGCCGCGGATGGCAACTACGGCCGCATGACGCGCCGCGCGGTCGAGGCATTCCAGAAATCTGTAGGGCTTGCGGTCGATGGTTTGGCCGGACCAGAGACATGGCAAAAAATACAAGAGTCCCTTAAGTCATGAAAAGTCTTGATTTAGCAGGATCACGGATCGGTCGCCTAACGGTCGTATCAACCGCCGTACCCAAGAACGGTTGTAGCCGATGGTTCTGCCGATGTGATTGCGGACGCGATGCAAATAATTTAGGGAATTATATACTTTACTCCCTCGCCAATTCCTGCTATAAACGGGGCATGAATTGAGGGCTTGGACATGAGCAAATCGACCATTTCGACCTTCCAGCTTTTCGCGATGTTTCCCGACGCGGAGACGGCCAGGACGTACCTTGAGGGGCGGCTTTGGCCGAACGGCCCGACGTGCCCGGTCTGCGGGCTGGGCGAGCGGATCACGGCCCGCAAGGGCGGCTTCTACCGCTGCAACCAATGCGCAGAGGACTTTACGGTGCGCACCGGCACGATCTTCGAGCGCAGCCATGTTCCGCTGCACAAGTGGGTTTACGCGATGTACCTGCTCGTGACGGCCCGCAAGGGCATATCTAGCCTGCAACTCGCCAAGGAGATTGGCGTCACGCAAAAATCGGCGTGGTTCATGTTGCAGCGGCTCCGCGAAGCCTGCGGCAAAGACCTGACGATGCTGCAAGGGCTGGTCGAGATTGATGAAACCTACGTCGGCGGGATCGAAGCCAACAAGCACGAAGGCAAGAAGCTCAAAGCCGGTCGCGGCACGGTCGGAAAGCAGGCCGTCTTGGGAATGCGCGAAAAGGGCAAGCGGGGCCGCGTGAAGGCCGTCAAGATCGGCGCCGCCGACACGCAAACGATCCAAGACGTGATCGTTCAAAATGTCGCGGTCGGCTCGACCCTGCACACCGACGAGGCCGCCGTATATCAGGCGATGGGCGGCCTGTTCTTCGACCACGCCAGCGTCAACCACAGCGAAGGCGAGTACGTCCGCGACGGCGTTTCGACCAATTCGATTGAGAGCGTTTTCGCCGTTCTCAAGCGTGGCCTGATCGGCGTCTACCATCACGCCAGCCCCAAGCATATCGGCCGCTACGTTGATGAATTTGCCTTCCGGTTGAACGAGGGCAACGTGGCCCGGCACACGCTGGAACGCCTCGATAGCTTTGTCAGCCGCGTTGCCGGGAAGCGGCTTACCTACAAGGCGCTGATCGCATGACCAAAGAACAGGAAGATGCTATCTATGCAGCTTACCTTGGCATCTGCGTTTTGCAGACCATGTGCCGCAAAGCAGGACTGGTCTTAGGCGAGCAAAGGTCCAGAGAGTTGCTATTTGAACTTGGTACGGCGTTCCCCTTTGTCCCGGAACGGGTAGGCCGTTCAGCATTGCGAGGCGACGATGCGCTTCGGACCTGATCCAGACTACCGCGAGCCTGATCCGCCTTGGGTCATGCCGCCGATTGTAAAACCGAGTGCGTTCTTCACCATCATCAAACCGAAGGAAAATCAGATGAGCTATTCGTTCTCGATCACAGCCAACACCGGCGGCGAAGCTACCCAGGCCGTTGGTCGTGAATTTCGGAAGGTTGTGGACGCGCAGCCGACACACGCCACTGACATGGCGGCCGTCTTGAACGCTACCAGCGCATTTATCGGAATGCTGGCGAAGCCGACCGATGACCAGTGCATCACGGTCAATATCTACGGCTCGCTGAGTTGGACTGGCGATGGGGTCTACAACGCCGCAAACGTGAGCATCAGCGCCAGTCTCGCGGCGAAGCCGAAACAATGAAGGCGCCAGCCATCCTTGATGCCGTTGCGGACAAGGTTCTCCGCTACCGGCCCAAGGCAAAATCAAAACCCGCTCGGCGCCGCAAGCGCCGGGCGGCCAAGCTTGCCAAAAGGGCGCCCTAAAATGACGGCAGGGAGTCATGTATATAATTCCCATAATTTATACGAGTACCCTTCGACGACAAAAGGTCCACATTGTTTCGTGTGGCTGCGTTCGTAATGAGAAAATTGGCGCGCTTCTGCGCACTCACGACGCCTCATCTTCTCCGGAATATCGCATTTGGTCTGGAATCATCAAAAGATGCTACCAATTCTCATCTGAGGCTTATGCGAAATACGGAGCGCGGGGGATTACTATGAGTCCTCAATGGCGGCACGATTTTGCAACATTCCTGCGGGATATGGGACCACGACCGTCATCTAAAATGACGATCGAACGGAACGATAACAACGGGCCGTATTGCAAAGAAAACTGTCGGTGGGCGACATCTTGGGAACAGCAGAGAAATAGGCGGTCTACCGTATATGTTGTAGTTGACGGCATCGAAGTGACTGTCGGCGATGCGGCAGTTATTCATGGTCGCTCTCCCTCTATGGTCTATCGCAGATTAAAACGGGGATGGTCGATTGAAAGGGCACTCAATACGCCGGCGATCGACCATCACAATTCGTGGAGGCTCGCCGCCGATGGGGCCAGCCGTGCCGCGTAGCCAATCGTCGCTAAATCGTGCTAGGAAGGCCGTTGGCGGCTCTATGAGCAATCAGTTGTGTCCGCAGCATCCGCAAGTTTTTCGTATCAACCACGGATGCGCATGGTTTTGCCCGGAATGCCATCGCCAAAAGTGGAACCGCGCGTTGCTCGAAACAAAATGGCGCTGCGCTGAAGCCGAAACGAGGAATGGCAACGATGCGTTCTAATTTCGACGTCATAAAATCGACCGCCGAACGGGAGCGGAAATACGCAATCGATCCGCGGCAGGAAGAGCCGCCCCACGGCGAGGTCGTGTGGCCTTACTGGTCAGACCAGCTAGACGATCCTCACCGCGACGCAAACCGCGAATGGTCCGCTGTTGTCCTCGGCCTGATCGGCGGGTTTGTGATTATCGCGCTCTTGCTGCTCGGCAGCATCGTGTCATTCGCCGACGACGCAACGTCGGAAGCCATCGCGAAATGCGGGACCGACGCATTGCGGTTCTGCACCCCTGAGATTTCAAGCCGTCGAGAGGGTGCCGTAGGCTATTGCCTCGCACGTCATCACAAAGAGATTGCGGTTTCGTGCCGGCAGTTTATGGACGAGCACCCGCTTCGCAAAGGAAAACGATGATGCCCCACATTGATCCGGTAGTCCGTTTTTGGATTGGCGTCGCCATTACGATTGCCATCGGCATCAGCGGGGGGGCCGTATCGTTAACGCACGCGGTCCCTGATTTGTGGATTCCGTATGTGACGGCATGGGCCAGCATCATCGCCTTCACTGGTTCCGCTGTGCTCACGGCCTTGAACGGCATGGCGACCAGCAATCCAAGCCGTCTGGCTTCCGCTGCCTCTATCCCCGAGGTTAAATCCATCGTTACCTCTCAAGCCATGGCCGATGCGACGCCTGATCTCTCTAAGGTTGTTGGTCCGCCCAAAGCAACAGGAACAAAGTAATGGACCTCTCAATTCTGCTCACGCTTGCCGAGAATAATAGCGTCGATATCAAAGCTATCGTCGCTGTGATCGGACCAAAACTCAATGTGCAAGAGATTCTTGATCTGACGCCGCACATCGTGGCAATCCTGAAAACGTTGCAGGCACCGCAATCGCCTGCAAAGTGAACTACCAAACCGAAACCCAGAAAGGACTTCCCATGGCTAACACCGACCTCTCCACGATCACGACTCTGACGATCCAGCTTTCCGCAGTGCAGGCCGCTGCAAACGCGGCGACCGACCCAGGCGCCAAGGCCATGCTCAGCGCGCAGGCCACCATGATCGCCGCCCAGCTCAGTGCCGAGGCTCAGCATCAGCAGGCGCAGACCGATGCGTCGGCCAACCTGCTCAATGGCCTTGGTCTGTTCGCCACACTGTCGAGCACGCTCGGCGCTGCTGCGCCGACGATCTTGAGCCTGTTCAAGCCGTGATCGTTTTGACGCCAAACCCGGCCGGGCGTTAAAGCTCGGCCGGTATTCGCAAGGAAGCGCCGTGATCCTTCTGACAGCCATCCTCGCGATTGTCGGCGGTGAGTCCGTTGCCGTTGTATTTGGCGCCTTCACGCCCCTGATGTGGATCGAACTTGCGCAGGTGGTGCTCAAACTGACGCCCGTGCTCATTGCGGTTGTGGAGCGGCTTATCCCTGTGTTTGCTGGCGTCGGTAAACTGGTCGCGACCGGCGTCGAGGACGTTGTGGTCGGAACCTTCATGAGCGAAGGCTTCAAGCAATGGGTCATCGCCAACGGCGACGGGGCGATCAAGATGCAAGACCAGCGCGACAAGGATTACTGACGTGCAGTTAAGGTTCATGCAGGGCACCCAACTGGATTCGGAGGCGATCGTCCTGCTCGAAAAGGTAGCAATGCCTTTCCCGCCCTCGCACGCTGAAGCCGTTATGCCGAACGGCAACTTTTTCGGTGCGCACCTCATCGGCGGTGTCAAGGAACGGCCCGCTGGCTACGATGAAGCGACGATTGCCATAGAGCCGGCGACGGGAAAGAAACGAGAGTTTTTCCTCACGCTCCCTGCGACATCGGCAGAGGATCAAATCTTCTACGACTATCTGCGCAAGCATGAGGGTGAAGCTTATGACTGGCGCGCGATCCTCGGCTTCATCGTCCCCGAACACGAACACACTGTAAACCATGTCATTTGCAGCGCGCTAATTACGCTCGCGTTGCGCGCCTGCAATTGGTTCGAGACGCCCCTCGCGGCGCCCGCCCATTTGGTGGACCCCAGAGACTTACTCTTGGTCATCAGCGGGCGCATCCACGTCCCGATGTAGAAACTACTGTAGAAACTCTCAATGAGGAAAAGGGATCTGGAATGGCCGATGACAACGAACACGATGGCAATAACGGTCTCGGGCGCATGGTGGCGGGGCTTAAGGCCACAGTCGAGGCTTTCCAGACGAATTGGCAGGAGCAGGATCGTCGGGCATCCGAAGGGCGTAAGGAGCTTTACAACAAAGTCGAAAGTTTCGGATTGAGTGTCGTGGAGCTCGGACACAGGTTGAACACCGTTGCTGCGGAGGTTGCTGAGATGAAACCAGCGGTGCGCGATTGGGTCAATACCAAGAACCGGGCGGAAGGCGCCGTCTCGTCAACGAGGGTGTTGTGGGGTTTGGCTGGTGCTTTCGTCGTCGTCGTCGGCTGGGTATTCGATCACTTCCTGTCGATCATTCCGCACGTCAAGTGAAACAAGATGCCGCGCGCATTCACGATGATGCTGTTTGGAGCGGCCTTGGCCGCAGCAGCTCCTATCCCGGCCAATGCTTTCCTTTGGCCATGGCAGCATCACGCCCGCTATCATCGCCATTCCCGAAAACATTCCCAGCAACCTGCGAACCAGACACCGCCGAACTGCGATGAAATAAACGCCGTGGCGAAAAGGCTGACGCCGCAGCGATACGAGCGAGCCTTCCGTTCGGCCACCAAGGAGGAACAAAAAATAATCCTGCAGTGCGAGGTTGAACCGTGATGGTTGACGTTGGGCCAACAACAAACGGTGCCCGGCGGTCTATTCACATAAGCGCCGCGACCATCGGCGCTGTTGCTTCGACGATCGGCATTCTTGTCTATGTGATAGGGTTTGTGAGCGGATATTTAATGGTGCGACAGAACGTGTCCGATCTTCAAGCGAGTAGCGTTACAATTTTGGCTCGTCTTGAGTTGTTGTCGGAGCGCATGACAAAGCTCGAAGATAAGGCTGACTACACCGCGCAGGGCGTCGCCGATCTGAAAGCGTTGAAGGCCGGCACCAATCGTTGAATTGACGATGACGCATGAATCCGCACAACAGCGAACAATATCGCCAGCCGACGAAAGAAGAGGCGGCCGAACTGAAAGCCCTGCGTCAGCGCATAGGCGACGCGATCATGCGGGATGTTTCCTTGCTCTATCAGACGGCGTGCGCGGCGGTCGCCAAGGTGTTGAAGGCCATGCGGATCGTGCGCAAGCCGCCGAAGTAACTGGCGAATCCGTCTAAATGGAACGGACTGTGCGGCGCTCTGTTGACTCTCTAGAGGCAACACGCCTCTGCCATCCAAAAACAGACAGGAAACGACAATGAGCGCGCAATATCAGGGGCCTTCGGCATTTCGGTGCCGGAGGTCTTTTTGTTTCACGAGAGGGCCGTCGTGGGAGCGGCACCGGATTCGGTCAGCTGATGCCGCGAACAGAAAAGCCGCCCTCGTTGCCAAGGGCGGCTAGTTTCACTCCTTGTGAGAACGCGCGTGATTTAGTAGATGCAGCACGTTGCCGACGTGTTTTGAGTGTTTGTCTAGGTGCCACATGTCGCCGCACTTCTCGCAAACGATGAGATATTTGTCTTTCTGCCGTGGTGCATCTTCGACCGTGAAGTATTTTCTGATTGCCTCCATTTGGTCGCTCATGAGGCCGCTCCCAACATACGCGCAAAGATAGGACGGAGTTTGCGATTGAGTTCTTCGCTCATCTGTTTCCGCTCGGCTTCGCTCGCCTTCCATGCCTCGTAGGTGGCTTGATCCACGGTCTGTGCCCATTCCTTGCGGAGGTGACGGAGGTGGACGGCACCCAAGTGAGGATCATATTCGATCATGTCGCTTGGATGCCGCTGTTTGGCTTGACGGTCTAGTTTCCATTCCGACGAACAGCGGCGCGGGTCATTGGCGACGAATGCGACGAGGTAGCTCGTCGGATGGACTTTCTTTGTGACGACGCCGGGTCTATAGTGCATCTGTGGATAGCCGAAGCGATCTTGCCAGAACACCCATACGGCGTCGCCACGCTTGAAGCGTTGCATGTCTCTCTCCTGATTTGATTGTCAAACAGCGTCGGCGGTCGGGCTGATCCCCGACCGTCAAACGCATTATAGCATAGTCGGTTTTTGCGTTTTTGTTTGCTCGTATGAACATCAATGACTTAGCGGAATCAGAAACGCGCATTGCTAGGGGTTACGTGTAACAAAAAGTGATTTTGGGCGTTTTCGTCATTTTCCGATTCGCTGCGATTGGGAGACCGCACTGAGGCCGTGCCCCACCTGATCGCGAATGACCCAACCCCTACTTGACCCTCCCCGTTGCCTCCCCTAAAATCCAGGCATCGGCAAATAAGCACGGGGTTTCCCATGACGACGATTGCCCTTTCGCCACGTCTCCGCTCGGTCGAGCGTTGAGGCCAGCGGCGATCTCCTGAAAATGAATCCTACCAAACGGCTAGCGATAGCCGCTCTGTGCGCTGCTGCGCTTGCGGCACCGGCATGGAGCCAAACCGGAATCGCCTCGGTCTACAACGGCGGCCGAACGGCTTCCGGCACATGGGCCAAGCCATCGGACATGACGGCGGCGCATAAGACGCTGCCGCTTGGATCGGTCGTGCGCGTGACCAACCTCCACAATGGCCGATCGGTCGTGGTCCGAATCAACGATCGCGGGCCGTTCGTGCGCGGGAGAATCATCGACCTCCTGCCGGCCGCCGCACGCGCGCTTGGCTTCTCTGGGCTGGCGCCTGTGGACGTAGAGCCGATGACAGTGTGGGGCCATAAGTGAGAGACGGCATGGCTCGGTTTGAGGACGCAATCCAGTGGGTAATGAACGGTGGCCGGGCCCGGCGTCGGTGTTGGGCGAAGGTTCCCGAATACACCCGCGCCACGCCACCGATCGCTTATGATCGAACGTGGCGCATCTGGCTTAGCGACGCTTCCGGGGCAATCATGCAGGGATGGGGCGGCCAGATTGGTTTCGCGATCCCGCCAGATGACCCGATTAAGGACGGAACGTATTACACCGCGAGTGACACTGACAGGCTCGCCGATGATTGGGAATTGTTTGAAAAGAGGGGAAAACCATGAAGCTCACCGCCGCAACCCTGCTCGCGCTCGCTTTCCTCGCCTCCCCAGCCGCCGCCCATGGACGGCACCACCACCATTACCGGCACCACTATGCCCAAACCCACAGGGAAGGCCACAGAGAGGCGTTCCGGGATTGGGGGTATGAACGGCGGTCGCAGGCCCGAAGGCCTGCGCACGGGGCGCGCTACGCGACGGCGGAACGCTCAGAGCACCATGAAACCTACCGGGCAGGCTATGGCGGCAGGCCCTCTGCCTGGTGCGGCTGGTTCATGCGCCAAGTCGAGCACGTCGTGGACCCCGCCTATAACCTTGCCCGCAATTGGGCGCATTGGGGTCGTCCGGCCGGCGGCCCAACCATCGGAGCTATCGTGGTGTGGCCCCATCATGTCGGCAAGATCGTGGGGCAGGAGCAGGGAAAGTGGGTCGTGCTCAGTGGCAATGATGGGCACCGCGTCCGGACTCGTCCGCGTTCTCTGGCGGGAGCAATCGCCTTTCGCATTTAGCGGGCTATTGCTGAACGCCTTCAATGCGCGGCGTCGGCGATGACGGCCAATTCCGCGCGGCGTTCAAGTTCTTGATAGGACACCAATTGCGGTCACGTCGATGATGGCCGGGCGGTTGGTTACGCACGACATTATCATCGACATGAGTGGCGCTCGCGCTACGCGCGGATTTAGAGGTCCGGTGTTGACCGATCGCTGTTGAAGCTAACCGACAGCGTTTCTCTGGTGTACCCGGCAGCCTCTAATAGGCTCCATGGATTTTCGCCTACGGCCTCGCACGCAAGCTTATAAATCGACGGCATCCAGTCCGCTGCGTCAGGGTCCATCATATTTGCCGCGCGATTAGCGATCTCCAATAAGACCTCGCGTAGTTGCTCAATCTCATCTGCCGCTTCTCGCTGAAGCGGGTCCATATTGAAACGCCCAAACAAGATGGTCCATTTTCTCAGGCGCTCAGTAATATCTAGCATCATATACACTTCTCGTTGCGGGGGTATGTGATCGTCAATCCGCGTGGCGGGCGCGCGCGGATTTAGACGCGCCCGGCAGCTATGATCGCAGCGTCAATCTGATCGTGTCGGCGGCGCAAATCATCCGGGTCTGAATTGGCAATCTCTATCAGAACATCAGCATGGCACGGTTCGTCGAGGCCGCACCAGCAAGCAAGATCACGGCCGCCTAATTCGTTCCTGACAAAATCATGGACCGCTGCGTCCCAAAATAGTGCGTGACGAAACCGCTTCACAGATTCCTGTGCGCAGGATGCACATACAGGTTCTTTTTGACCTGCGGGCGAGATGTTCCAGCCCCAGCGTCTCGCCTGCTTCATATCAATCTTGCCACTGACGACGTAGGGATTGCCCCAACGGGTCGAGCGATCCACCTTCACTGTGCGCGGCGGTAATCGCCATCCCTTCGCCCGACTCAACTGAATGCGCTTTGGCATCACATTCTCCTGTTCGCCACTTCTCGTCCATCAATGCGCGGCTTCCCAAGCGTCAATTGCGACCGGCACAACGACGCGAGCCAGTTCGCGCATCGCGTCGGCATAGACGCGGATTTCATACTGCGCATGGCTGTCACAACGTAGCGTCAGGAATTTGAGCAGGTTCAAAAGATCGACAGTCGCGAACATATGGCTATAGGTGCTTACCGGAAGAACGGAGCGCGCCAGTTCGCGCGGCCATCCGGCAGCGAGCAGAGTGCTATAAGTGCGAAAGGCTGCTGCGCAGACTTCCTTGAGCAAGGCCACTTGCTCCTGCCGCTCCGTCAAGTCGCCACCTTCCTGCCGACCCTGCTTGTTATTGGTTGATTCATGCTTATCCGGTTTAGACACACAGCCCTACATCTTGTGTTGTGCGCGCGAGCGAGATTAGAAGGTCACGGAACTCGATTGGCGTCGCGTTGCGGATTTTCGTTTTGTCCTTACCGCCGACCATTGCCATCATGCCGATGCGCCTGGCCTTCGCGTAGCCGTGCCTCGCGAGGGCAGTAGGATGCAAGCGTTGCTCGCCACGGCCCCACCGCAGGTCAAACATCACAGCGGACGTGCCGAAGGTGTAGAGCCAAGTCGGTTTGCGCGACAAATGCCCATAGAAGCCCTGTTCAACGTGGCAGACCAAACCGCCGAAGGGATCAGCAACACACCATCCCCCGGACTTCCTAGGCGGCGTAAGGGCAAAGGCACGCCAAGCGTGGCTATCCGCAGGATGTTCCAGAACGCCGCCCCAGCGCCGCACGGAGGCGAGCGCAGAGGCAAAGCAGCCGCCGTCGTCGCCCAGCTTGAACTGGTGCGGCTTCCGCGTCGAGCCGTGCCAGAAGCGTCCCCACCGCTTGCAGTCTGGGTGTGCGATAACAGGCCAAGGGCCTGCATATTTGCGCGCGTCGCGCTCGATCGGCCACAGGTCCACGCCCGGCAAGCCGGCATAGACGCCATCGGCTTCGACAAAGAGCGCAGCAATGTTTTTTGGCAGGCTCAACATCTAGTAGGTCTCAGCGTTTGTGTGTGACAACCGGATAAGCATGTAACTTATGATTGCGATTGTGCTTGATCAAACTGTTATATGGTCAATCGTTGAAGCGTTTTCTTTGTTCATTTGATCGTCCATCACTGCGGCGCGTTCGGGCAAACAAACTTGCAATCGAAAAACCGTTCGCAGGCCGGTCGCTCGTAAATCTGTAGCTCGGCATGTGGATAGACAGGCCCAACCCATCCATCGCCTAGAGGCGGACCTTCCTTGCGCCAGCGATATACACTCTCCACAACCTCTCTCTCCTGTTCGACCGCTCCGCACTTCCCGCACGTCGTCATGGCGTTCCCAAAATTCGACCGACGACATTGCCGATCCGATAGAGAATGCGCGGGGCAAAGCCATCGGGCGGCGTGTACCCGCCAGCGGCACCCTCGAAGCGACCGTGCCAGAACCAAGATCGCGGTTTTCTCGCTCGCGCTGCATGTTCGTCGTATCCGCGCATGAGCGCGTTTGCAAACCAACCGCGCACCCAATCCTCATCCTCAGGATGATCTGGTCGGAATCCCTTTTCGATGACGACGCTGCAGAACGCCGCCGCCCAATCGGCCGCGTCGAATGACGGCAGCGGCCAGTCGGGGCGTTCTCGGTCGGGTCGTCCGCTGGCAGTCCATTCCTGCTCGAACTCAGCGTGGTCGCCGCCTAAGATTATTGGATAGCCCATCGCATTCTCCTGTTTGCTAGTCATCACCTAAAAGAGTGAACTGCCATCCGGCCGTTCGCCGACCAGCGCCGCATAATAGCGTTCACGCTCTTCTTTGGTCCAATCCTTCTCCGGCTTATCTCGCGAACTGATTGAAAAACTGCAGGTGCAGCCAGGAAATGACCGCCCCGGATGTCGCTCGTGAAAACTGCACGTTGTAGAATGCGTTTCCGTGATCTGAGGTCGGACGACGACATACATTTTCAATCTCCTTGTCGCACTTGTTGCCCAGCACTGCGGCGGATTTCTTCGATCTTCAAAACAAGCTCCGCGTAATCCGCTGGCGGCAGTATTTTCTGCATAACCTTCATGCGCCGTGCATCCTCTGCATCCATCCATGCTTTGAAGGCTGCCTCACTAGCCTTTCGTTCGGCTCCGCGCTGCCTTCCAAGATCATAGGATGCCGTGGTCATTTCAGGCGGCGGCGATCCTGTATTGAAGTCATCAAAACCTTTGTTGTATTCGAGCACATCGAGGCCGCCGATCAATGCGCCGGTTTCATCCCTAAGCTGGCTTTCGTTGTTGCTCATGACATTTGTAGCTTATCAATGTTTCTGATATGGATGCCGTATCTGCTTTCGTCGCGTATTCGTCCTTGTCTTGTGTCGGCGAACTCGCATCATGAGCCCCCTTGTGATCTTGAATTGCAGACTATGAACTAGCCCGCAATCACAACATGCAAAATACGTGGTCCTTCCTAACTCCTGCCATTGCGACCATGCGCGAGGCTTGGCCTCATAGAACTTTCGATATCTCATGGCCTCTTTGACTGCTCAAGAACGGCGCGCACGATCTTCCTGATCTCGTAATGCGATGCATGCTTATCCGGTTGACACACACAGGTACTAGATGTTGACGCCGCACACAGAAATTCCAGCGGAAGGCGCGACCCCACCTGTAGAGGGCGCACCGCGCGCGAACCGTTCCCCCGAGGAATTGGAGATGCGCGCCGCTATCCGAGATAAATTCTCATGGCGATTAGAAAGACCCACATCCCCACTCCGACGATTGCCGCAGCAATCGCCATTTGCTCTAGCGGTTGTCGTTCGTGGCGTCGGCGTCCCATGGCGTCGAGTCCCACATCACTTCCGGTTCAATGCCTATCCAAAATATACGGTTGAAAAAACGCATGAACCGCGTCCGTTTTTCCTCACGTCGCCTGCGAATTTCGCGCCGCTTCGCGTTTCGTCGCTCTCGCAACTTTCTGTCGAATCTCTTTGGGCGGAAGACCTGGGCCATTCCATTTCCTGACGCTCAATCTGACTACCAATTACCGCCCGCGGTGTCCGCTTCGCCGAAGCAACACGGCCCACAAAGGCCAGTGCTACCGACAGTAGGCTTCTGACCGCAAGTCTCGCACTCGACCTCCCAATTTGGCGCGTCATCGAGAGCATCGCGATTAGCGATGCGGGCCTGGTTTTTATTGCGCTGATATTTGTCAGCCGTTCTTTCGATGCGGCTCATGGCTTTAACTCCCCATGAAATTGACTATGCGGTTCGGCGTCTCATCGACGGGTGCGCGAAGCCGCGCGGCGAATAGTCTCCTGTCGGCCACGTCTCGCGCTTCAGTATCTTGCGGATGTTGCTGCGTGAGACTTTGTAGATGAGCGAAAGCTCCGTCACCGTGATCAGCGGATAGAAGGCCCGAATCTCTGACACCAGCGTTGGCGTCAATTTGGTGTTCGTCTTGCCGGCGGACCAAGCAGCGTGTCCATGTGCAACCTTATCTTGTTCATTTCCAGCGCGAGTTTTCCAAGAGACGTGTTTTGGATGTACGCAGGCATCGTGGCCGCGTCCGCACGAATGAGCCGTTTCGTGCTTAGGTGTCGGCGGCGGTCCATTAACTAGTTCGCATATAAAACGATGCGCATAATAAATCTTGCCCTCAAATCCAAGGTTCCCGTAGCCATCGCGCGTCTGTGAGAAGGGCCAGATCAGGCAATCCTCGCCATCATAGTTTACGCGCTCGCGCAACCAACGGGCGGCTTCGCCTTGGCCCCTCTCGCACGTCCAATCGCGTTTGCGCTTCATGTTCTATTTCTCGCCGGGTTGCTGCAACCTATTTGTAATGCTCAGTAGGATGTGCCCTGGAAACCTCTGGACCGGCTACAGGCGCAATCGCTTCTGCCGTCAATTCATAAATCCTGATCAGATGACCAGGTGTCGTTTCTGCCAATGACCTTGCTCGTTCTTCCGCGCCTCCTACGCCACGAAACTTTTTGAAGATTTCCGGTTCGCCTGCATCGTCACAGGAAATATTGCCTTCCCAATCGCAGACCACGTATTCCCGTTGCATCGTATTCTCCTGTTACGGCTGGGCCGCGTTACTATGACCGTGCGGATTCAGGATCGTCTTGGCGAGGCAAGCCCGCGACCAAGACGCATATCCCTGGATGGTCTCTAGGATGTGTTCACTGTTGCGCTCATCGAGCGGCACACCTTTGGCACAGTCCGGGCAGACAATGGCGGCGCAGCGCAATCGCTCAAGCTGCTGCCCGCGCACAAATGCTTCTTCAACGAGGTCCGCGCTCACTATGCCGCCTCCGTCATTTTCGCCGCGTTAGCACGATGCTTTCTTCAACACCTTTGTTGGTCGTTGTCGTTTCTTCCATGCGTGACAGTTCTTTCCGTGAAACGCTATTGTCGCGCGAGCTAAATCTTCTGCCCACATTGGAACGACGCGGCCTGTGGTCACTGGATCGAGCCCCAAGCATATACCTTCATTCGCCGCCCTTGATGGGCTCGGAAGGCCCCCAACGAAATACCAATATCGGCAACTCTCGCAGGATTTGTCAGTCATTGGTCCCTCACAGTGACGGCGCAATTAACGGGCTTTGGTGTGGACTGCGGTTAAGAGCTTTGCTGTCCCACTATGTGGATCAATAACCCATGCCTTGCCATGAGCGTCGGTAACGACAACCGAAGCTCCCGAAGCTAAAGTCTGGTTTGGCGCAAACTCCGGGTAGGCTCCGCTGTCGATTTTATTTGCTGTCTTTTTGATCACGTCTTTTCTCCTTTGTGTCGCAGTTGATTCATCAGGACTGCGGTGCTATAGGGCGCGCCACTTCAGGTGCATTTCAGATGCGCCGTTCTGTCGATTTTGTGCACTAATGGCCTCGATGAAAGTGTAACTCCCGCTTGGCTCGCCGAAGCACCATATCGGTCCATGAAAACCGTCATCAGCAACGTATTTGGCTTCGCCAGTCCAAGGCTCATAACCATAGGAACAACGTAATTCAATGCGTGCCCCATCGCGTGGCACTGTTGTCATGTCTTGCCATGGCCGCGCCCGCGCTGATTTGAAAAGGTTTTTCCGCCATCCCATCGTCATTGATCCTTCAGGAGTGACTGCCGATCAGATCATCCGCAGTCTGCGGTTTTGCCAATTCCGTAAGCGCATATGCGAGCAGTTCGCGCAATTCTAATTCGTTATCCGTCAAAACAGTCGCCGTATCGTGATCGGTCGCATTAGGTGCGCCGATCATCGTCAGCATCTCATTCAAAGCCGCTGCACCACGCAAGCGGCGCGCTCGCATGCTTCTGGTATAACGGCTCGGATCAACAGACGGTAAACCCATAGTCGCATTCCCCTTCCAGAAGTGAGGCTACGCCGCTTCACGATCTAGTTCTGGCACGTCCTGCCACATAAATCCGTTCCACCTGACAGCGCGGCGCTTGTCGCCGTTTCGCACCACGAGATATTTGTCTGGCGGCAGTTCATCGACGAGTCGCCGCCAATGGTTCTCGATAGCTTCTTGTGGCGTGTATCCGTTGCCGTAAGCGCCGTGCAGACATCCGCCATCTCTGATGTCGATGCTCTGTTGAATATACCAAGGTTCGGGGCCGCCGATCCGCCATTGCTTCTCGCGGAAGCAAACGGCTAGTTCGGCGAGACAAGCCAAGGCTTCGGCTTTCTGTTGCCAGTCCATCGGAGAGCTTCCTTCGATTTCTATCATGTTAGTGAGGCGGCGGCGTGAAATCGCGTGGTGTCGTCTGCGGCGAGTTCAGCGTCGGTCATGACTTAACCTTTCGATAATTCGGTTCCAGCACGAGCCCGAGCGCGCGAAGGATTTTCGGCCCCGGCTCCCGGCGCCCATTGAGCGTGTCGCTCACGTAGGCTTGCGAGAGGCTGTTCTTGTCGGCCCATGCGGCGGACGTGCCCGCCTTCTTGCAGGCATCGCGCAGCATGGTTCGTACGTCGTCAGCGGTCATGCAGCTATCTCCGCTTGCCGAGCCGCCAATCGCGTTTTGATGGCCTTGACTTGCTTGACTAACCGAACCTGCGAAACCGGCACTCGGTTAAGGCGGCCAATGTGCTCCCGAACGGTGAGCATTCGAGCGGTGCGGACATAAACCTCGACGCCCTTGCCGTTCGGGCGCAGCCAGCGCCAGCGGCCGTAGAGCTTGAATACTTCGCCGTGGGAGACCTGCTCGATCATCGCGGTGTATACGTGCATCCCGACTTCGGCGGTATTATCGGTGCGGGTGAGCATGGCGTCCTCCAAATCTCTACATGTATGCTACGCTTATCCGCGAATATGTCTAATCACGAAATGTTACAGCCCGGAAAGCTACGGTTGACGCTCCTGCCGCGCTCTACGGTGCAGGCGGAACGCATCGCAATACCCGCTTCCAAAATGTCCGTCGCCACGGGAGCCGACCGAAAAGATACAAGCGCCTTTGCCGTCCTTGTGATCTCGCCGGTAATCGCCGCAAAAGCAAAGGTCGAGCGGATCATCGTTTGGGACTGCACTGTCTTGGATCACGGGCATTGACCGCTCCTTCAATGCGACCGAATGCTGTACCAACCCCAAACCCAGCAATCTTTGGCGACCGCTCCGTAAGGCAATTGGCAATGGGCTGAATGGATACCCCACCGGACTCCGCTTTGGATTTGTAAGAATCAGGGACGTAACTTTCGACGAGCGGGCCTCGCATGAGAGCTGTCATGGTGCGCGCAATCGTCTGATTGGCTGACGCCTCAAAGCAACTAAATCGTCCAGTTTGGGCAAGCACTGCAAGAACCTTCAATTGGTTTGCCTGATCCGCGCGTGGCAAGTCATCGATTGCCGTCGAAAACGTATCAATAAAACCCGCACTGAGCCTCATTTTGGTTCCTCGCGCTCAGCAGCCGTTAATGCCCCGCGTGCGATGTTGCCGACGCCTTTGAGGCAATGCCGCCCCATGCTCGCGCTAAAGGCATCCAGCGTCATCCCGTTGGCGGTCAGCAGCAAGTGCGCCCTGTGACATTCGTCTGAATTCGGTTCGTGGAAAATGTCCATCGGATAGGCGTCCGCCCAGCGAACGATCCGTTGCAGGGCATCTTCCAGTTCTTCGCATCGCTCGCACATCGCATTTTGTCCTAGATCAATGGAAGTCAGGCGACAGCATACGCCCGATCTCGCGATAGAACGATTGCTTGCCGTCGTTGCGTCGGATGCTTAGGAGTGTGTCGATCATCTGTTTCCACATTGGTTCTTTAATCCATGCTTATCCGGTTTAGACACACAGCCCTACATCTTGTGTCAGGCATCTTCGTCCTCTAGCGGCTCCGCATAAGCCCCCGGCTTACAGGTTTCCCATCCGCCGTCATGGTGGTCGGTGTGGCAGTTTTCACACCACGTCCGATTGCCTTCACAGACTGGGCATTGATGGACATTGCGACGGTTGCCCTCGCCAAGCGCCGCAATGTCGGCGTCGCCGCGCAACAGATTTTGGCAGGGCTGCTTTCCGATGGTATAGCGGTGCTGCGGTTTCACGGCATCCTCGCATCGGCGCGGTCATAGTTATCCGGCGGCGTCAATTGGTGCATCAGCTTAACTAACGCAGCATTTGCTTTGGGGCCGAAAGCCCCATGATCAACTGGAAACGCCTGTGCAACGCGGCTGAATAAATCTTCGCCGATTTCTTCATGCAGGCGGTCGAGCTGCTTTCCAAGGGCTTCTACGGCATCGGCCAGATCGACAACTAAATCGGCCGCAATTTGCAGCCGGATGGATTTTTGGGCGTTCATTGTTGTCTCCTATATCTAGTAGGTCTCAGCGTTTGTGTGTGGCAACCGGATAAGCATGCTTTAATCCAGTTTGGACCAAGCTGAATGCAGCGCGCCACATAGGATCTCTGACACTCCAAAAGCAAATCAAATAGTTCGTCATCGTCCTCGGTGCCGTCGCGATATCGCATTCGCATAGTCCTATTTCTCCCCAGTCAGTGCGGCGGCAATCTGCGCGGCTTTGTCAGCCACGCTCTCGCTGTCCTTCATTTTCCAAACACAGAACCACGTAAAGCCGCCGCCTGTGCATTCCATGATTTCAGAGTTCATGACCATGCCTCGGAAGTTGCCGGCAGCTATCGTGTCAAGTTCATGCGCAAACACGATGCCGCCCTTAGCTATGCGGGCAGCGGCTTCAATCGTTTTTAGCTTGTCGGCCATCGCTAGTCTGCCCCTGTCAATGACGAGCTCATGATTGCGCGCCCGATGATTTCCGGTATTTGCGGGACGACGGCGTTGCCGAGGGCTTCCATTCTACGTCGGTCCAGCCGATCGGAAATCCCATGCGCCGTTCCCATTCCTGCGGCGTCATGACGAGGCCCCTGCAACAAAGGTGCTTCTGCATTGAAGCTGCCGCCATATTCACTGCGCACGTTGGCGTGTGCGAGAAACCAGAAGCGCGACCGCCTATGATCGTGTCCGACGGCACAAGCCGGAATTTCAAACGGCGGCGCGACTTCGTATCCTGCGCCTTCCAAGTCAGAAACCACCTGTCGGAGTGCCAGAGATTCAATCCCAGCAACGTTCTCACCAATGACCCAAGAGGGCTGACACTCCGAAACAATGCGGAGCATTTCAGGCCAGAGGAAACGGTCATCGCTGACGCCGCCGCGTTTCCCGGCGCTGGCGGTTGAGAATGGTTGGCAAGGAAATCCTCCGCAAACAACATCGGCGCATCCGCGCTCAACTCTGAGGCTCCTAATGTCATCGTGGATGGGGACATGGGGCCAGTGTTTTGTGAGAACGGCGCGGCAGAATGGCTCGATCTCGCAGAACGCGACGGTTCGCATCCCGGCTCTTTCGAGTCCGAGGCTGAAACCACCGATACCTGAGAAGAGGTCGAGGACATTCATTTTTGCTCCGATTAACCCCCGGTCAATCGCATTCGACGGGCTTACCGTCCGCGTTCAGCATGTACCAAGTCATCGATTTGATATTGTCCCGTCCGACGATCCCAGCCCAGGCGTGCGTGATGTTCCAGTTGTCGTCACGGTGTACCAGAAAAAGTGCACACCCGTCCGTGCCCCGGGCTCGGCCACTGGTGCCCGAGGCGGTCGCTGCGCCCCTGGTGCCCGAGGCGGTCGCTGCGCCACTGTCGCCCGAGGCGGTCGCTGCGCCCCTGGTGCCCGAGGCGGTCGCTGCGCCACTGT